AAAGTAATACTACCTTCAATTATATCTTGTTCTAATAAAGGCTCTACTGCATTAATCTTTACTATTGCTTCGTTAATATCCGCTTTATACTCAGTTCCTTCTTCAGTAACAGTTATAACATCTCCATAAGCATTTTTACGATACTGTAAAAGTACAGAGCTATAGTCAATAACGGTAAGGTTAAGTTTTTTAATATCTTCCAAGCAGTTCTCTACCAATATATCATATATTGCTACAACAAATCTCGTTTGAAAAACAGGGTTATCGATAGTCGCTTTAAGCAATTTTTTTTGTTGACCAATATTAAAAGGCTTAAACTTTACTTCTCTCTTGAGACTTGGAACGTAAAAACTATATACGTTTTCGCTTTCAAACGCTTCTAATATTGCTGATATATTTTTAACCGACGACATATTAACTACTTACGGTTTGTATTTTAGTTATCAAGTAAATTCACTGTTACTCCTTGCCATATTGGAATTTTCATCGTTTTGTTCGGATTCTTTTTCCATTTGTTTTTGACAGTATATCCAAAACACTTGCATCTCAACAGGCGTTACGCTATCTAGATAATCTCCAGTAAAACCGCCTTTATTAATTAAATTGTAAGTTAATGTGTAAAGGTTAGTTAAATTTTCACTAAAAATAAGTTTACTAAAGCGTATTAAAGAAGGTATATTTGTAGTTAAAGGAACCTCTAAGGTAATTTTATTGGTATAAGGTGATCTAACTGAAACAAGCTTGTTTATTGAAATTGACTTTTCTAATTCAGATACGTTATTAATAATATAACTACTTAATTTTGCAGGTAAACGACTTACTAATTGTACTCTTTCATCCCAGCTTAAATCTTTAAAGAGTACTAATTGATCTTTGTATTTAATACTGTTTATAGATGAAACTACTGTGTTAAAAAAATACTGTTCGTGATCTTTGCTTGTTATATAAGGTTCTACAAAATACTGTTCGTCTTTTGCCTTAACTAAAGAAAACTCAATAGTAAACCCTTCTACATCTATAGTGCGTAAACTATCTTTTAATTCAAAACTTTTTATTAAAGTATCTATAGGTAGTGTGTATTCAAAGTCTTTTTTAGTTTCTTCACACTTAATCTTTAATTTAAAATCTGGCTCTACACTAACAGCTTTAAGTTGTAATAATATTAAAGTTTTATCTAAAACAGTTAGTTCTGAATATATTTCATTACTTAAATTAACCTGCAAACTTAAATTTGTGTGGTATATAAACGAGCTATCATCAATATTGTAAATGGATTTTACAATAGTTTTATATTGACCAAAAGTTATTTCTTTTGCCCAGATCTCTTTATTACCGAGCAACTTAACTTTATGTTGATATTGCATTTATTATTACAATCTCGGTGATGAGACTGTATAATAATTATACACCCAATCTACTGTAGCAACTGGTAAGTTGCTGTTTTTACCCCAATCGTGTTTTGCATAACCACCATCTCCTAATGCTACCGGCGCGCAATCGTAAAATTTATATACCTTACGAACCTCTACTCCAGGTGCATTAGTAGTGTCTTTTTTTGGTATTTTAGTATAGGTAATTACAGTCAAATCAGTTTTTATAGACGCCGCACTCCCTCGAGCTAGCAAACCAAATTGAGATGTAAGAATTACCCATGGTCTTAACACAAAATCAATAAAAGAAGTTTCTGTTTCTAAAAACGTAGTTTTAATGGTATTTTGCTGCGCGCGGTTTGAACCGTATACACCTGCAAGCAAGCCACCGTTATTTAAAACCGAACCACGCTCTACCTGTAAAGACTCTTGTGGTAATATAATACCATTAGCAAAAAAACTTACGTTACTTTGATCTCCAAATTGGTTTTGATGCTTTTCAATTACGTACTGTCTTTTATTTGCTAATGTTATCCAGTCATTTGAATGAGGTTCCCAGTTTTCATAACTAACTGTACTATTTGTTCTTTGTACTTGATCTGGTATAGTAAATTGTATAACAAAATTTGAATTTAACGGTATAGAAGTTTCTGGTCTAGAAATAAACTCTAAAAATGATTGTACTAAAGATACTCTGCTATCAGTAGTACTTTGAACTGAACTTGTGTTATTACCTAGAGTTTGCATTTTATATACCTAATATGTTTTGTAAATTAGTGAATTTGTTTGGGCTTTCTGGTCTACGCCCTGCAGGTACCGCTTTCAGACCCCCTTCAGGTACATCTTCAGCTTCCCAATATTGATAAGAAATAGATGCGCTAATTTGTCTTATTTGCCCGTTCCCAGTAGCATCATAATCAATAGGAGCAATATTAGACACGAAAGTGCCTAATAGTTTATATTTTCTTAACGGAACCATTTTATCATTAAGTAATGAAAGCTCTACCCTATATGTAGTTAAATCTCTAGGTTCAATATCGCCTATACTTGTTGCAGGGTTAAAAGTATCTAACATTGAAGCTTCAAGTAATTTTCTAATGTTGTAGTCTTGTGTGCAATAAAAAGTAATATCCCATGGGTTAGGAAAAGTTACCCCTCCAGGTATTTGTAATTGAGTGCCCATAAAGGCTACATTTTGTACAGCTATACTTTTACTAGGAACTGCTCCGGTTTTTACAAAAATTAAACTTTCAGGGGATAATTGCTCTACACCGTTTATTACAAAAGCGGTTACTCGCATTTGCATGTCTCGAGCGAGACCTGCTTGCTGCAATAAAGTATAAAACTTTTGAATACCGTAATCTACGTTATACGCCATATTAGTTTGTATTAAACGGTCCTGTTTCCGTGGTTAAGTATTGGAAAGTGAGTGTAGCGTTTATAGACACGACATTACCGTTACTTGATGTATCGTAAGATAAAGAACCAATATTATTTGGGAAGCACCCAAATAAAGTAACCTTTTTAATAATTTTCATATTTTCTAATCCTGAATTTGCATCAGAATTATCTAGTAAGCTTAACTCCACATTACAAGTGTTAAAATCAGTAGATGTTGATGCGTTATGCTCATTGTAAACAGAGTCACTCCATCTTTCAAATATATCTCTTAGTATATAATACTTATCACAATAAAAAGTAACTGGAAAGCTAGTACTTTCTGGGTAATCAGCTTCCATAGGTACATTAAACGGAAAAGAAAAGAAATTTACATTTACAGTATTAATTCTACGGGAAGGAATTGTACCTGTTTTAAGGTATATGTTAAAATTCCTGTCCACCGGGTTGCTTGGAAATATAGATTTACCATCTCCAGCTAAACCGGTAATATTAGTAAGACGTAATAGATTATCACGCGCAAACCCGTACCGGGTTACTGTCTTATAGAAATCTTGTAAGCCGTGTGCCATTATATATACTTAATATACCAACAACAAAAAAGCCCTGATTGCTCAGGGCTTTGTAATTATATATCAGTCTCTATTAAATGTTAACTTGTACGTTAACTTGTAGAGGTACTGGTGGTAAGTGAGTCCAATATTGATATGCTAAGACAGCATTAAACGTAGTTAATGCGCCTGCGCCTTGAGCGTCATAACCTTCAATAGGCGCTATCGATTGACAATACACGCCCCAAAGCTTGTAGGTATTTTGAGGTACTAATTGATCATCAACTAGTTGTAAAGTAATATAACGTTCTGGGCCAGGCACGTTAATGTTACCAGTACTGGTTTGATCATCAAAAATATCTTGACGTTGCCATGCTTCGAACTTGTTACGAATTATACCCTGTAAGTCATTACGAAATGCCACAGTCCATGCTTCAGACCCTGGGTAGGTAACAGTACCTGGAACGTTAAATACAAGCCCCATATAAGGAGCAGTTTGATTAGTAACGTTACGGCCTGGTAGTTGCTTTGTGGTGATATAGAGGAAATCATCCTCATTGAAACGAGTATCACCAAGCTCAAGGACTCTCAACATGTAATCACGTGAGAATCCTCTTTGTTGGGTTACTCTATAGAAGTCTGTAATTGTTTGTGCCATATTCTATAAATTATTTAGGGTTAAGATTGTAGTAATTCGTTAAAGTTTTGAGATGTCTTAGTGCAATAGAAGTTGACTAAGATAAACTCAGCAGTACGAACCGGCTTGATATAGATATCAACAACAAGTGTATTGTCATCGATAACTGCAGGGGTATTATTGCTTTCATTGCATACGATTAAATAGTCGTAAAGTCCTTGAGTATTCTTAGCAAGTTCAAATACTGGCGCAATAGTATTAACAAGTCTATTGCGGGTAAATGTAGTGTTAGGCTCGAATACAAAGTATTGAGAAGTGTTTAACACGCTCTTTTCTAAGAAGAGGAATAGACGACGTACATTTAATCTATCGAATGCACTTGGAGCTTTAAGTAAGGTCTTTTGACCCATTACTACGAATCCATCGTTAGGGAAGAATGCTAGTGGGTTAAGGGAGATCTTGTAAATTAAGTCGCGTTGTTTTTGTTGTGGATTTACGCCAATATCAACGATACCGTTAATTACACCTCTGTTAAGACCAGCTGGAGCAGTCCATTGGTAATTTGCTGCATCGCTACTTGTAATCATTGCTGCAGCATAACCGGAGAATGGTAACCAAACATTCTTAGAAGAGAATGTATCGGTTGCTCTAACCCAGTTTGCATAAGATGTTGCATAGCTTGAGTTATATGCCCCGTAAAGATTACGTAATGGCCAGTAAATGTTTTGTGAGAAGTTCTTAGTCTTATTGTCTAAGGTCTTGTAGTTATCACCAGTTACAAATACGTGACGAATTGGATCTGAGATAAAGACGTGATCCTTACGACGAACTCTTGCAAATTGCTCAAACTTCGAAGTAATTGCAGACCACTTTGACACAAGATCGTTGCTTACTGGGGCACCGTTAGATGCACTAAGAGCGTTAACTTGTGCCATAAGAGCGTTAGTTACAACTGTATCATCGTATGCAGAAGAACCAAGCACTTGGGTTATTGCATAGATAGTGGAAATACCTGCATCTACTGTAAGATCAATATCTACTACGTCAGGGTTTTCAGCAAGATTGAGAACTGTATCAAGCTTTACACCTACATCCCCGATAGATTTTTGACTATTGGTTGGGAGACTATCAGCATAAACACCTAATGCATAAAGACCGTTAGTAGTGTTGAACGAAGGTACTGCAACGTTAAGATAAGGTATTGCAGAGAGTGCGAAGTTGTAATCCGGATTAGTTGGATCAGCAGCTGCAGCAGCAAGATCTGCATCGGTAGTAGTCTTATAAACTCTTACCTTCTTAGTTGAGTTACCGTTAGCATCTAACCAATTTACTAATTCAGAAATATTTGGATTAGTAAGAATAGTAAGATTGTTAGAATTGTCGTTAATTACAGTGTTAAGATAGAATGACTGAGGTTGACCGCCAAGTGGGTCTTGTACTTTACGTTGAGAGTAAAGCGAACCAGTATAACCTTCTTGGATAACATACTGTAAGGTATTTACGTCAGGTGAGAAAGGAGATGGACGTACACGGAAAAGAGAAAGGATAATAGTGTCACTATAACCAGAAGCAGCAATGTTGAAGGTAGGAATATCTTCAATAACTTCAGATAAGCTGTCAATACCGGAATTATATGCAGCGCTTAATGTAAAGCCGATACGATTATTAGGTATAGTAGTATAAGATGAAACTGAAGCAAGTTGTCCATCTACAAAGTAGGTGCTGCCAATAGACTTAATGTTTACTGCGTCATCAAAATTAGTTGCAGGGTTGTTGCTATAGCTATCACCAATGTTAAGATAGTAACCTTCAAACTTTTCGTTAATGGTTGACTTAGACTTGTTAATAACTACTAAACCTGCTTTACCGAGATTAGCAAGAACACTAGAACCAGAAACAGTAAAGCTGCTTAAGCCTACGTTACCGGTAGTTGCTTGCCAGTTAAGACCACCTTGAAGAAT